GACCGCGACCATATCCAGTTTTCTTTGACTGAGGTAACCAGTGTCCGCATTGACGCTGAAACGAATCTGACTCGCGCCCAGTTCAATACTGGTAACGAGGCTGCCGACCCGTTCATTTACCTCAGATACGACACGGACTCTGATGAGGGGGACCACTCAGGGGATACGGACAGCATCGGACCCGGCGGCACGATTGAAACGGACGATGACGGTGGGAACGACTGTGGAAGCACTTGCACCAACCCTCCGAGCAGCGCGGTGGATGTTGATGAGACACCCACTATTACCTACTGCAACACCGGAGGAGCCTGCACAAACGGTGTGCCGGTAATCGACAACGTGAGTGACCAGTGGGATGCCCGCATTGTCCGCACAGATATGGCTGTGGGCAACTATGTCGTGCAGGCTTCGGTCTACAACAACGCAAACGCCGGGTGGTACCGATTGACTATAGAAGAGGTTGAATGATGAAAGTTTGGATCGACCAAGACCTGTGTACCGGTGATGGGTTGTGTGCTGAGATTTGCCCGGACATCTTTGAGATGCACGACGACGGGTTGGCCTACGTCAAAGAAGTTGGATGGCCGACCATGTACGGACCAGACGGAGCAGCCAAGGGCGAGCCCGTCTACCAGATGGCTACGGGTTTGGCTGATGTCCCTGAGGAGCATTTAGAAGCCGTGATTGAATCGGCAGATGAGTGTCCCGGTGAGTGCATCTATATTGAGGTAGAATAGAGGTAGAAGGAGAAGTGATGACTGTCTTAGTACATGAAACCTTTAAAGAAGGATGGCAAGACTCGTGGAAGGGCGACATCAAGAACGCCTATGTGAGTGGCGACTCGCTACGGTTGATGTTCCGTGAGGGCGACCACTATGGTTGCGCCCTGTACAAAGAGGTGCCACCCTCCCGCCATGTGAAGGTGTCCTACATGGTTAGGGCACTCAGCAACTGGAACTCCCACAGTACGGGAAAGACCCTCGGCTTTGCTGACCTGCGGTACAAGAACGCTAGGGGACAGTCCTACGGTCATGGCAACCGGCAACCAGCCCCTGACGGTTTCTCGTTCCGCACATGGTTCGGCAAGAGCAAAGACGGGTTCATGCCCATCGGCATGTACTTCTACCATCTGGGACAGGTCCCACGATGGGGTGATTCGGTCAAGGTTGGACAACTTAAGATAGGCGGCGCTCCCGTTCTCTTTGAATGCGAAGCCGATTTCGATGAGGGTTTCATTCGTGCCCGAGTAGACGGAGGCGACTGGGTTCGACATAACCTAGTTGTGACAGATAAAACTGCTGTTACTTGGGCATGGTTGGACGCCTACTACGGCGGACCAGCCGTAGCCCCAGAAAACATGGCGTGGGACATCTCCGACTACAAGTTGGAGAATCTCGGTACGGACATCAGTGATCCGGGTATTGACTGGGATGCTATTGCCCAGATGATTGCCGACAAGGAAGAGGCTGCTAGAGAAACCGCAGAATCAGAGAATCCGGTGCCACTAATCAAAGAGTCCCCGAAACCGGTCGATATGACACTAACCATTGCGGACAGGTTGAGAGAACTGGCTGATGAGTTAGAGGACGCCTGATACACTGTATCTAGTCTATAAATCGTACCATTGAAAGGGTATACACATGGACACATCCAACATTCAAATCAACCCCCAGACTGTGATCAACGAACTTCAGTCACGGCTTAACGCCTTGCAGGGCGAGAATGTCGTACTGGCGGCGATGGTGACTGAACTTCGCTCCGCTCTGGAGAACCCACCCGAGGAGGAATCGGAGGATGGCGAGGAGTAACTTTGGAGCCCCGGGCAATGAGTTTGGGGTATACCCAGACAAGAACTCTGGTTGGGGTAATTTAAACCCAGAGACGCTACTTACTGCTCAAGAAGAAGCCGACCTGCAAAACTCAGGGTTGTCTGGTGGCACCACCTTCACGTTCACACAGGATCAGGAAGACGAGATACAACAGGCGCTTGGGCGTGGCGAGGAACCCCCTTCTGGGTACTTTGAGCCCCAGTTTCCTGCTAGTACAAGGGTGGAGGCCTTCCGGTGGGTGCCTGACGATATGGCTGAACCCCATGGTTCCGGTTCTATTTGTGTTAAGTTCATAAAGCGTGGCGACCGGTACGTGTATCCCAATGTGCCCTATGGTACCTACAAGATATTTTCCACCCCCGGCACCTCAAAGGGTAAGTTCATTAACGATGCCCTCAACCATAGCGGTTACCACAGAGCGACTGCCGATGAGGCACCCTTCTTTAACGGATTCTGATGCCAGAACCAGACGGCCCCCAGTTTGCACGCCCCGCTAACTCACGTCCGTGGGGTAAGAGCCCCTCCCTTGACGCTATGGAACAGGCAGTGTACGAGGAGTTGGGAGCGCCTACGAGCGAGGAACTAGAAACCATGACCGCCGCATGGCTTAAGTACACCGAGAGTGACATATAAATGCTGTACTGGACATGGATGGCGTCTATGGCTATACTAGCCGTTATCTTAATGTTAACATGGTATGACTATTACAAATAAACTATTAGGGTATAGTCCTCTAGTTATCGGGCTGCTGCTGCTACCGGCGCTACCCCTACTCCCTGAGTGGTGGTTGTGGGTAGGTATGGGTGTGGCTATAGTTAGTTGGTGGCTAGTCCTACGAGACACACTGGACATGGTGCAGGGGGTTGGCCCCGTTTACTGGCTCACCAGACAGACTGACGTGAAGCGCCTAGGTCTCCAGAGGTCCTTCATGCGTGAAACAGACTACCCTTGGAGGTCTGGCCGTGGAATACAATGTATAGTTCCTTATCGTACATTCCAGATTGGTGTATGTAAGGCATCTAAGTACTATACACAGGAAGACGGGCTGCTACATTCTCTAGTGGGTAGGAACCTACCTCAGAGGCCAAAGGAGATAGGTACATGGGACTGAAGTTCTGGGGAGACTCTAAGACACACGCCGTCACTTCTCTGGATAGACCATCAAGAGTAACCAGCATGAGTACTACTGACCTAAGGGACTGGATGGACCTAGAGATTATGAATCTGGGGCAAGCGTTTGATCAGTGGCGATACCACAGCCACGGATCTGACGAGGTTACCACTCGTCTGGACAGTCTTTCCACTATGTGGGATGAACTAATGGAGCGTACATAGTGCCTGTACAGTTGGAGGACCAACAGGTAGAGGAAGACGCTGTCGTAGACATAGACGACATTGAACTGGACGAAGAGTCCTCTGAGTTCATAAACGAACTGGTAAAGAAGTTGGTGGTATTCACTGAAGAGTTCTGTGCCGTTGAGTTCTTCCCCTACCAACTACCGATTGCCTATAGGTTTATTGAGTCAGTTGTTGTTGGAGATGGCGAAGAACTGACCTTGATTGCCACCAGACAGAGTGGTAAGTCTGAAGTGTTGTCCAACATCATCGCAGCCATGATGGTCATCCTGCCCAAGTTGTCTAAGGTATACCCCGTTTGGCTGTCCAAGTTTAACAAGGGCTTTTGGGTAGGGGTGTTTGCACCTACTGAGGATCAGGCAGACACAGTATTTAGCCGTATCGTGTCACGATTGACCAGTGACCACGCCTTGGATTTCCTGCTGGACCCTGAGATTGATGACAAGGCGGCTTCTGGAGGTTCTCGTGGTAAGGGTAAAATTGTGACCCTGAAGAACTCGGGCTCCCTTTGTCGTATGCAGACCTGCAACCCGAAGGCCAAGATAGAATCTAAGACGTACCATTACGCCGTCGTGGATGAAGCACAGGGGGCCGACGAGTCTATGATCACGAAGTCTATCAAGCCCATGCTTGCATTCAACAATGGGACTATCACACTAACGGGTACGGCTACTCGTAACAAATCGTATTTCTATAAGATGATCCAGTATAACAAGCGACGTGACGTAAACAAACGTAAAACCCAGAGACAGTCCCACTTTGAGTACGACTGGAAAGTAGCGGCTAAGTACAACATAAACTACGGCAAGTTCATCAACAAGGAGAAGGTGCGTATTGGGGAGGACTCTGACGAGTTTCGCATGTCCTACCTCAACCACTGGATGCTTGAGAAGGGCATGTTTGTCACCGAGGAGCGACTGGACCGGCTATACGATGCCTCAATGCCACTGGTGGCTGAGTGGTGGAGAACCCCTATTGTAGTTGGCATAGATGTGGCTAGGACTAATGACTCCACTGTTGCCACGGCTGTGTGGGTTGACTGGGACCACCCTGACGGTTTGGGCTTCTTTGAGCACCGGGTCCTGAACTGGTTGGAACTACACGATACGGACTGGGAGTCTCAGTACTTCAAGATCGTGGACTTCGTGCGTAACTATGATGTTCTTCGTGTAGGGATTGATGCTCAGGGTGTGGGGGGCGCAGTGGCCGAGCGTCTGGCCCTACTACTGCCAGACATTGAGGTGCTGGGACTCTCCTCTGACGCAAAGGCCCAGAACGAGCGATGGGTACACCTAACTGAGTTGATTCAGCGTAATCAGTTGATTATACCGGGACATTCAAAGGCTAGACGGACTAAGCGCTGGCGTAAGTTCAACCAACAGATGGTGGACCTAGAACGGATCAACAGAGGACCATACCTGCTTGCTGAAGCCCCTGAGGAACGGGGGGCTTTCGATGACTACCCCGACAGCCTAGCCTTGGCCTGCTGTCTCACAGTACATGACATTATGCCCACAGTGTCCGTAGCAGAGAATCCGTTCTTTGTTTAGTGGTATCATGTAACAAGGTACCTACCCGTTATCCTCGGAGGATTTCATGGCGAACGTAATGAACCCTACAGTTGCACCAGCACCACTCTTTCCTGAGGTTGCTGGCAACATCTTTGAGCGCACGATGGGCCCGGACATGCCCGGCCAGCGTGGCTCTCTCCGATTTGAGGAAGGTGTTGCGACTGATACCGATGTTCCAAACGACTTCGCTATTGGCTCGTACGTCGACACCTCGTCGGTCCCGGGACGCCCTAACCACAACAACCCGGCGATGTTCTACAAGCCAGCCGAAGTCACGATGCAGGAGCGTGCCCACGTCGGCTCTGCCTCTTGGATTGAGGCCCCGTCTGTGCTTGGAGAGTTTGTTCAGGGAGTCGTGGCTGGAGACGGTATGCCCCAGTTTGAGCGTTCCTTCAACTCTGGCGCACACATGAATCGGCCCAACGCCACTCGCGTTAACGACTAGTACCCCTACGTAGAGTAGGGACTGGCAGTGGCTCCTAAACGACCTCGGATTAGTAGGTCTGACGACGCACCTGTTCAGTGGGAAGACCTACCACGGGATACTCAGGCCAAGACTCGTGCTGCCTTTACTGAACTTGGTAAGAAGGCAAGCAGTGAAGTAGACAAGTCCCTTGCTGGCTTTGATAAACTTGCTACCGATGCCACATCTGAGGGTCAACGTACAAAGGCTCGGCGGGCTGCCGGGAGCCTGCGTGAATATGGTAGTGCCCTAAAAGATATTCCCATAACGATACAGAGGGCGGCTACTCGTAGAATAGACCTCATGGGTGACGCCGTTGCTCGGGCTCAGGACTCTGGGGCCAGTAATCCACGAGGATGGGGATGGTACTACGAGCATCGTGAAGGGGTTGACATGGCAGCCCCCAGTGTGTCTCCTGAGATTAGGGCTGCTGCGTCTGCTGGAATGAGCCCACAGGCCGATCCAAAGACAGGGGAACTCCCTGACTTAAAGAGCGTCCACGATGCTCTCCAAGATCCGTATGCCGTGAGGACAGTTAAATCCAATAAGTCTCCTCAGCGTGATAAGGCAAGGCAGGCAGCCGGAGTAGTAAGTGGTCAGGAACTCAAGGTTTCTGAGGCTACTACACAACAGTTAGCCACTACCAACATAGGTATGGGTGTGATGCAGAACTTGGAACGTGGCATCGGGGCCTTGCGTGGCGAGGTGCCTCCAGAGCAGGTCAACAGGGCACCTAAAACCAAGGCTTATAAGAACGCTATTCAGGATGCTGCCCCCCCGGATACCGGAGAGGGCTGGACACCAGAACGCCTAGACTATATGCAGATAGGCTCTCATGTTGTCCATGGGAATCCCGATCAAGGTATGTTCATGTTTAGCAAGTCGTCCCCGGGACCTTTGTCTAAGCATAGTATGATGTCCACCGAGCGTTCTTCACCACAAGATACATGGATGGAGGGCATTTCTTCCGGGCAGGATATGTCTATGGAACTCTCAGAGGGGTCTCCAATGAGGAAGGCACCATCCCCTGCGAAGAGGGTGATTGACAAAGGGGCTCCTCTGGACGCCTCTACACTAGGTTCTGGTGACTTGGGGATTACGGTAGCCGATGTAGGTCACACAGGTGTAACTACAGAGGATGTGAGACACGCATTCCACGACAAAGCAACCCGTGTGGCCTCTGAGAAGCACGGACGGGTATCCCATAACCAGTTTGGGGAGGACATTTTCATTCCTTCTATAGCCATGCAGGAGACGACTTGGACGCAGGCACGGGGAGTGGCCGGAGGAGACCCTGTCTTCAATCGGGAGGAAAAGCAAGCGGCAAAGGCAAAGGCAAAGGCCGATAGGCCCCCAACCAAGAAGGCTCTTCAAGAGGAAGAGCGGGCTAATCCCCGACTGTTCAGCGTGGAGCCCGGGGGTATGACAGCGGGGGAAAACACTAAGGCCGTACAAGAGCGTCGCCGGAAGGACGAGAACCCTGATGACTGAGGCGTGGGGCATTGTCGTGGCAGCGCTGGTCACTGGCTCCTTCGGGGTCCTTGGTATTTTCCTACGGCGCTTTCGGTACGAGAACCAGAGAGACCACGCTGTTGTGGCTAACAGTCTGAAAGGTCTCGTGAAGTCCATCGCAGATGTTAAGGTGTCTGTGGACAGTAATGGCGAAAGCCTCACCAAGCACCTAGACTGGCATGGTGAAGCAAAGACCCCCAGCAAGACCCCCAGCAAGAAGGCAACACGAAGGAAGCCTGCTTCAAAGCAATGAACGCTCCCTGAAGCGGGAGCGATGGTGTACCATAGGTAACACGATAAGGAGCATCTGACGTGACAGACGATCCCCCCACTGTGACACTAGTTGACGCTTTGGAGAAGCCTTTACGAAGTCCGCACCCTAAGCAGTGCCTGTTCGCAAGGGTTAGAGAGAGCCTGAGTCAAGAGGAGGTTGAGGCGCTTGACCGGGCTTTAGACAAAGTACGCACAGATAAGAATAATGGACATAGGAAGGTGTACTCCTCCGCTTGGTTGTCCAGCGTACTTACTAGTCAGGGTTACCCCGTATCTTCAGCCACTATTCAGAGACATCTGCGTAACATATGTGGGTGCCTCTTGGAGGAGCACAATGAGTAACAGGGCTAAGTTATCTGAGAAGTTGGAGCAAGGACCACCCAAGCACGCCATTGGGAAACTGGCTGCTTTATTGGAACGACATGACATAGACTTGGAAAGCATAGGGGACATCAAGAAGGTGTCCCTTTACCAGTCTTTAACGAAAGACGCTGATGGTGAAGCGCAGATTCACGACTTGGTTGGTATCCAGATTTCTCCGTCGTGGGAAACAGGCCCGGAGTGGCCGGTCATCCAACCCGGTCCCCCAGTCAAACTTCCCAAGGTCACTACCACCAAGAAGGCCTCGGATCTGAAAAACTGTGTTGTTCTTCCCGATATGCAGATCGGGTACTTCCGAAACAAGGATGGGGTACTGGAGGGAACTCACGACGAGGAGGCCATAGCGTTGGCTGTGGCGATGGTATCCGACATCAAACCTGAGTTGCTGGTGTTGGTTGGGGACAATCTGGACCTCCCCGAGTTGGGCAAGTACCGTTTGTCTCCAGCCTTCCAGCAGACCACCCAAGCAGCGGTGGACCGGGCCACAGAGATTTGCGCCCAGTTGAGGGCTGCTGCTCCCCATGCTGAGATCAAGTGGTTGGCGGGCAACCACGAGGAAAGACTGACCAACTTCATGTTGGACAATGCAGCCGCAGCCTTCGGTATACGTGTTGGCGCTCGTCCAGAAAGTTGGCCGGTTCTAAGTGTCCCCAGCCTGTGTAGGTTGGATGACTTCAACATTGAGTACCTTGCTGGGTACCCCGCTTCCTGTGTGTGGATCAATGAGCACATCAAAGTCATCCACGGAGACATGGTTAGGTCTAATGGTAGTACCGCTCATGCTTACCTGAACCGTGAGAAGGTATCGGTACTTTACGGACATATCCATCGTCGTGAGTGGGCAGAGATGACTCGGGAGGACTACGACGGACCTAGAACGGTCGTCGCAGCGTCACCCGGCTGCTTGGCTCGCATTGACGGGGCGGTGCCATCCACCAAGGGGGGCACCGACTTAGACGGCAGGCCCTTGAGGCGGCATGAGAACTGGCAGCAGGGTCTGTGTGTGGTGCAGTACGAGGAAGGCGACGGTAGGTTCAACCTAGAGATGGTGACAATACGGGATGGTTGGGCCATGTACCGAGGAAAGTCGTATTCACAATAGGAGGTCACCCTATCGGGTATAATATGCTAGGCTGATGTACAGCCATACGGACATTCTCAAATCCATCAATCAAAGGATTATCTATGTTTAACAGGGACCTCCTAGAACGAGTTGCCTCCACATTTGCCCAAGCCGCCATCGGAGCAGTTGGTACCAACAGTGTTCTTGACCTTGGAGTGGACAACTGGAAGATGGTTCTCAGTGCTGGAGCAGCCGCCGCTTTGTCAGTTCTCAAGGGCGCTTTCGCTGCCAAAGTTGGAACCAAGGGCACTGCTTCACTAGTTGACTGAAACTAGTCAGAAACTGGTGTATAGTAGTTACTACTACCTTCCGTTGTTACAGGGTGTGATTCATGGCTGTTGATTTCTGGTCTCCGTCCTATAGGGCGTCTGCTAGTGATCTCACGGTTGCAATCTCACCCCTCGGTCTAGTTGAACTGGCCGATGAGGAGTTTGAGGTCCACGGGCCACGTCTGAACCGGTATTCGGCAGCGTGGGCGTGGTACCTCGGGCATCACTGGGCATACCGACGAGAGTTCGGTGAGTCCCAGTTCTATTTGAACTATGTCCGCACGATGTCGGACTACATCACTAACTTCTGCTTTGGCAAGGGGGTACAGTTCCGCACCCCTGAACAGAACAACGCTATCATTCCACACCTTCTAAACAAGGTTTGGGGACAGCACAACAACAAGGAACACGTGCTATGGGAGATGGGCCAGTTGGCCTCCGTGACAGGGGATTGCTTTGTCAAGGTGGCCTATGAGGAGCCCTACATGGACCCCATTGGCATTCCTATACCGGGTAAGATTCGCATTCTCCCCCTTAACCCGGCACACTGTTTCCCTGAGTACCACCCCCACGATAGGACTAGGCTTCTTCGGTTCAAGTTGAAGTACCGGTTCTGGGGCACGGCCTCAGAGGGCACTCGTCAGGTGTACACCTTCACTGAAATAATCACTGATGACACAGTGGAGCAGTACATCAACGATGAGTTGGTGGACACCTACCCCAACGCCATCGGACACATACCCATAGTTCACATTCCTAACACCACAATCTCCTCATCTCCTTGGGGACAGAGTGACATCTGGGACATCATTCCTCTCAACCGAGAGTTGAACGAGAAGATGGCAGAGGTTTCGGACATCATCAACTACCACGCAGCCCCGGTGACCATCATCACCGGAGCCAAGGCGAGTCAGTTGGAAAGAGGTCCTAAGAAGGTTTGGGCTGGGTTGCCCAAGGATAGCAACGTCTTCAACCTTGAATCACGGGGGGAGATGGCAGGTGCTCTTGAGTTCATTTCTGTGATTAAGCGTACGATGCACGAACTTACCGGTGTGCCTGAAACTGCCCTTGGCCAGACCCAGCCCATTTCCAATACCAGCGGTGTTGCTTTGGCTATTCAGTATCAGCCAATGATGAACCGTTATAGTATGAAGAAGACCCACTTCTCTAGGGGTCTTGAGAGGGTAAACGAGATCGTTATACGAACGGCAGCCGTATTCCAGCCTCAGTTGCTGGTATACGATCCGTCTGTCTCTGGTAAGCCAGAGAAGGATAACGCCATTGAACTGGACCCCACTGACCCGCTCACATACCAGACCACCTGCCACTGGCCAGATCCATTGCCAGTAGACGTGCTTATCACGCTTAATGAGGTTCAGGCCAAGTTGGCTCTTGGACTTGAGTCCAAGCGTGGTGCCCTCAAACTACTCGGGGAAGAGTTCCCGAATGAGAAGATGGATGAGGTGTTTGAGGAGCAGATGGAAGACGCTATTGATCAGGGCTCGCTGGAAATGTTCAACGCACAGGTTCAGCAGGCAATCTTCGCAGCCACTGGGATGCTTCCACCTGAGGGGGCCGCTCCGGTTGGTAACGGTTCGTCTGAGTCCGGGGGCGGGGGAGTCCTTCCGGGGGTACCCGCTGTAGGGGAAGACGCAGGGATGTTGGATAATTTGATTCAAAGGGCATACGGTGCGAGGTTCGCCCAACGCCGTGTTCCCGAAGAAGAATAACAAATAAGTTTAACTAATCAAGACCACATAAGCCAAACTAGGTAAGGAAACAGCCATGGCAGATAAGGATTCTGGCGGTAAATCGCCTGATGTAGTAGTGCTCCCTCCAACTGTGGAGAAAGTACCAGACAAGACCGACATGACCGAAGCAGCCTTTGACATAGGTTCTGACGATTCCTCCCCCAGTCGATCCTTCTCTGAGGACGACGTGGAGCGTATTCGTACTCAGGAGAAGGACAAGATGTACAAGCGTCTTGAAGACTCCGATGGACGAGTCAAGGCTCTGGAGGAACAGTTGACTTCCCTGTCTACCGAGAGCGAAGAGACCAAGGCTGAGGCTGCAAGGCTTGCCAAGGCTGAGTCCGACGCTAACAGGTTGCGCGAAAACGAAGAACTGAGCGCCAAGGAACTCATCACCAAGCGTGAGACTGAGTTCGATGAGAAGTTGAAGACCGTGGAAACGGAATGGGAGGGCCGTCTCGCCAAGATCGAAGAGGAGCGTGCCACTCAGGATGCGATGCTTGAAAAGGAGCGTCGTTTCCGTGAACTGGAGGTTTACCACCAGAGGCGTATTACCGAGGAGGGGGAATACATCATTCCTGAACTCCGTGATTTGATCTCCGGCACCACGGAAGAGGAGATCGAAAACTCTATTGCGGTACTTAAGGAACGCAGTAGTGCTATACTGGAGTCAATCCAGCAGTCCACTCAACCGAGTGGATTGAGGGGGTCACCGGTAACGGCTCCCCCTGTCGGGCCAATGGAAACTCAGATGGACAATCAGCAGACGCTAACTGCGGAGGATATTCGCGACATGCCGATGGAACAGTACATGCAAATGCGGGACAGGCTCCTAAAGGCGCGACCCTCACAGGGTCGCTTTTAACAACATAAAACCATAGTCCCCTAACGGAGGAAATCCCCAATGGCCCTACCTGCGCCTTCGGGTGGTTCGATTACGACGGCTGCTGACCAGTCTTCGCTAACCGGCTACTCGTCAGACACAGCGCTGACCCCAGCGATTCAGACTATCTGGAGCAAGGAAATCTTGTTTCAGGCTATGCCTGTACTTCGCTTTGAGCAGTTCGCTGTAAAGAAGACGGAACTTGGCGTTATGCCGGGTCTCACCGTCAACTTCATGCGTTACACCAACCTCGGAGTCGACCAGAATACTGGTGCGACACTGACTGAGGGTACCCGTATGGAGCCCACAGCACTCTCGGCTAGCCAGATCCAGATCACGGTCTCTGAACGTGGTCAGGCTATCTCGGTTACTGAGTTGCTCCTCAACGCTTCTTTCGATGACGTTATGGCGTCGTCGTCCCGTCTTCTGGGCCGTCACATGGCTCAGTCGATGGATATTGAGGCACGTAACACCCTGTACAAGGCTGGCATTCCGTTCGGCGGAGGCTCGGCGGTTGCTCCGTCGCTCACCTTCGGTCGGACCAAGCAGTCTGGTGCCCGCACCACGGTTTCACCCTATGACGGTGGTACCATTGGTACGGCTGCTTCACCGGGGTACCTGTCCCCCACGACTATCAAGGATGCGGTTGAGACCCTCGCTGCGGAGAACATTCCGCGACTGGGTGACACCTACGTCTGCTTCGTTCACCCGTCGCAGAGCCGTTCCCTGCGTGACTGGCCCGAGTTCATTGAGGTCACGAAGTATGCTGCACCCGGCAACTTCATGCTCGGTGAGATCGGTCGCCTGTACGACGTGGTCTTCATTGAAACCACTCAGGTTTCTAAGGGACTGGATGGTACTGCTACCGGCTCGGCCCTGTCGGCCATGGCCGGAGTGGATACCGACGCTGGTACCGCTGGCATTCAGGAGAACGCCAACGCTTACAACTCCGTGATGATCGGTGACAACGCCTTCGGGCAGGCCATCGCTCTTCCGGTGGAGTTGCGAGATGGCGGCGTGATCGACTTCGGTCGTGAGCACGGCCTCGCTTGGTATGCCATCTGGGGCTTTGGTGTTATCACCCATGAGTCCCGGGTGATCATCAACACCCTTGGTGGTGCCATCGCCTAGCATAGGCGCTGGTGTAATATGGTGGTGCGGGGGGCAGGGGCCTACGAGTCTCTCCCCCCCGCCGCCGGTAACCCCCTAACGGAAAGACCACAGGAGTAGATTAACATGGCAGAGAAGAAGGCCACCACAAAGAAGGCCCCGACAAGTAAGCCCCGGGCTCGTACTGAGGATGCCTCCAGTACTACAGACGTTACCGAAGCGCATGTTCAGGCGGAAGAGTTGGCGGTGGTTGAGCCCACCCCAGTTACTGTCGTTCCTGAAACCAAGCGTGCCCGTGTCAAGGGCACTTGGAGAATGTATTTCAACGGCCAGCCTTGGGACTTTGTTGACGGGGATCACTATGATCTCCCACAGGATCTGTTTAACTTCCTTCGTGGGAACGGCAATATCTACGACACCCTCTGAGGTA